TGACAATGAACAGGATATACTTAACACTCAATTAGCAGTATTAAACAGAATTATACTTCTGCTTAGAGGAGGCTCGTTATATACAACAAAATATCAATTAGAGGGCGACCCTACTTGTGAGCCTTTCTATGAAAGGTTTGAAAACAGATTAGCTGGATGGGCAGCAACAATGGATATATTAATAGATAATGATATAAGTAGTTGCTAATGGAATTACAAGATACAAGAGACATATTAAATAGTTTTGCAAAGTATGTTATACAGCAATCAAGAAGTAATTTATCCAAAGATAAAAAGAATGTTTCTAAGGCCTTATATAATTCTCTTGACTATAAAATAATATCAGATAAGTCAGGATTCATACTACAATTCTTAATGGAGGAATACGGAGCTTATCAAGATCAGGGTGTTTCAGGTACAAAGAGAAAGTATGATACTCCTTTTAAATATACTAACAAAAGGCCACCTGCTAAGGCTTTTGATAAATGGACTGTAAGAAAAGGTATAGCACCAAGAGATGAGGGGGGAAAATTTACAAAAAGAAAAGGTTTGAGTTTTGCTATAGCTAAGACAATATTTGAGCAGGGGATAAGGCCAAGTTTATTTTTCACAAAACCTTTTGAAAAGAGATTTGAAACATTACCAAAGGAATTAATAGCAGCATTTGTGAATGATGCAGAAAAAACAATAGAAGATGGCAATATTTAAAGTAAACATAAACTCACCTGTATATATAAAAGTAGCAAATGCAAATTTAGCAGACTGTAATTTAGATATATCAATATTTAGTGGTACATACGATACAAGTCCAAGCCTTACTTATCAGCTTAGAAAGAACGAAGTGTCAAACAATAACTTTGTAATATTTGAAATAGGTGAGCTTATAAAAGACTATATTGAATACAGCTTTAGTGGAACATTTGGAAACAATGGCCTAAATGTATGGGTCAAGACAGTAGCAACACCAAGAAACTCATCAGGAACAGCTCTTGATGCTATCACTACAAATATGTTAGCCTTTGATGGTGTAGGATATTTCGAGGATGGGTTTACAACAGAAACACAAACAAATAGTGCAACAACATTATCTCTAAATGCTTTTAAAGGTAGCACAACAAAGCTGATGTCTAATGATACTATATTTAGAGAAAGTCAGGAGATATTAAAGATTCCTGTATTAGCAAACCTAAGTGTAAACTCAGGCTCAGATACTTTGACTGGTGCAACTACTGTAAACTTTAAAAATGGTAGTTCAACAGTAACAAGTGTAACAGTAGGTACAGGCATTGATACAACTAACACAGCAATAGAATATGCAACAAGTACAACAGCTACTTTGACAAGTGTAGATATAGTTACAGGAGGTAGTACAGAATCAATAAAAGTAGAGGAGCAGCATTGTGAGAAGTTTACAAATATGCCTATTACATTTGTCAATAGATTTGGAGCTTTACAAAGAGTAAACTTTTTCTTAAAGTCTATAGAAAGTATTGACATAGAAAGAGAGGAGTATAAAGCTAATACACTTACAACAGGCGCGACATATTCTGTAAACAATCATCAATACAAGACAAGAAACATAATGGGCAGAGAAAAGATTACACTAAACACAGGATATGTGAATGATAGTTATAACCAAGTCATAGAGGAATTACTAATGTCTCCAAGATGTTGGTTATTCAAAGACAATCAGCAGTTACCTGTTATACCTCAAAATAAACAAGTTACTTTTAAAACAAGCTTAAACGATAGACTTTCTAATTATACTCTTGAATTTAAGTTTGCATACGATAAACTGAATACTATTAGATAATGAATCAAGTAGGCCTTGCAATACCGAGTATTCTTTTAGATAGTCCTGACCCAAATCCTGATATTTGGAATTTGACAGATACTTTGTGGGAGAATACATTTAGAAAATGGAATGAGATAAATCTTATTACTGATATAAACTTCCAGCACTTAGATTTATTTGAAGATGAGCAGATCACACTCACGCAAACAATACAAGACATAAGAGACATAGAAAAAGTATTTACTGATTTCAGCAGGACATTTAATTTACCAGCAACAAGTGTAAATAATAAATTATTCAAACATTACTATAGAAGAGACTTAGTATCAGATGCGATACCTGATGGTATATTTGATGCAAACTCGAAATTAGATGCAATATTAGAATTAAACTATAAGCCTTTCAAAGCAGGATATATTGTTATGAATGGTGTAAAACTAAAAAACAATGTACCTGAAAGTTATAATATTACTTTCTATGGACAAACAATACAGCTTAAA